AGCTTCAGTTCTTTGAATGGGAATTAAAGAAAGATGAGGACATTTATGTTGAATTTTATGACAATGTAACTGATGCAAGTGGAAAGACAGTAGATCATATACCTTTTCATGATGACAGAATACTTTGTAAATATAAAGTCAACCCTCATTTTGCTGAAGAGTATGAGAAAAAAGAAAATACCAATCAAAGTACTGGTGAGTCTTATTTTACTTATACTGTTCCATTAGCTGAAATGATTACTATTAACTTAGATGGAAGAGAAATGGCTTACCCAATGTATGAGAAAGCTAAAGAGTCTCCTTCTAAGGAAGATGCTGGTATGCCGAGATTACAGAATAGTTTAGTTTTCCCAAATTTTGAGGAAGACCTGATTAAGAAACCTGAAGAAGTAAAAGAACCAACCCTAGAAGATTTACTAGTGGGAGATGATACAGCTATTTCAAATATGACAATCAGAGATATTGCTGCTATTCTATGGAAAAAGCCTGTAAGTAATAAATTATGGTTAAACTCTTTAATTAACAGACAATGAGTATCATACTACCAACAAACAAAGTAAAGGGAGGACGTGTAAATCCCAAGAGAATAGTTATCTATTCTAAACCAAAGACTGGTAAAACCACAGCGTATGCTGGTCTTGAAAATAATCTAATATTAGATTTAGAAAACGGAACTGATTATGTAGAAGCTCTGAAAGTAAAAATTAATAATCTACAGGAATTACTTGACACTGGTAAAGCTATTAAAGAAGCAGGATGTCCTTATAAATTTGTTACTATAGATACAGTAACTGCATTAGAGGAAATGATTATGCCTTTAGCAATTAAGCTTTATAGACAAACACCAATGGGTAAGAATTTTGATGGCACTAGTGTTATCACTCTTGCAAATGGTGCAGGATATTTATATATCCGTCAAGCTTTCTTTCAAGTTTTAGATTTTATTGATACCTTAGCGCCCCACATTATTTTATCTGGTCACATTAAAGACAAACAGGTAGATGATAAAGGTGAAATGGTTATGTCAGCAAACATTGACTTAACTGGTAAAATTAAATCTCTTATCTGTGCTCAAGCTGATGCTATTGGCTATATGTATAGAAAAGGAAACAAGACTATTTTGTCTTTCAAAACAAATGAAGAAGTTACTTGTGGTGCTAGGCCAGAACACCTTAGAAATGAGGAGATAGTAATAAGTGAAATGGTAGATGATGTCCTGACAACAACATGGGACAAAGTATTTGTGTAACAATTAAAAATAAATAAAAATGGGATTAAGTACAACTGATTTAAGCACTGGAGGTTCGGGCCTTCCAAAAACATTAGCTCCGGGTAACCACATATTGAAAATTAATAATATCCATTTGGATGATTATTCATTTATTCCAGGTGCTAAACATTTAATGCTAAATGTAGAGGGTGAACCAATTGAAGGTTTCCAAGGTTTTATGATTGATAAAGATGATGAAAGCAAAGGACACTATGCAGGTCAAATTGGTAGAGTAAAAGCAAGTCAATATGCATTTGCAGATGGAGAAACTAAAACAGGAATTAAGATTCAGAGAGATAGATCTATCATGATGTTCTTACAGAACTTATGTAAGACTATTGGAATCAATGACTGGTTTGTTGCTCAAGATAATTTGCATGATACAATTGAAGACTTGATTAAAGCATTCAATGAAAATGCACCATTCAAAGACAAGTTTTTTGAATTTTGTATTTCAGGTAAAGAGTATGTTGGTAAAACAGGTTATACAAACTATGATTTGTTTTTACCAAAATCTGATAAAGGCAGATATGCATATGGTGAAATTGAAGGTGGTAAGGTTTTAACTTTTGATGAGAAAACACATCTTATTAAAGCTAAAGTAACTGAAGTTAATAACTTTGGTGATGATGATATTAGTATTCCAACTAAAACATCATCTGACTTTTCACTTGACTAAGAAATAGTTTAATTAAAGGAGGGTCAGCAATGGCTCTCCTTTTTTATTTATTAAAATGCTATGATTTCAACAAAGAATTTGATTTCCAAAATTACTGATGTTCCTGTAGAATGGGTTTTTGAATATTACCTAAATTTAAATGAAAGACTTAGTGGACAAGATATAAAAATCTTATCCGTATTTAATCCAAAAGATAAAGTACCTTCAATGTGTGTTTATAGCAAAGATGGCACTTATAAATTTAAAGATTTCTCTTCTAGCTTTCAAGGTGATAATGTTGAGCTAGTAAAGTATATGTTTAATCTAGAACATAGATGGCAAGCAGCAAATAAAATAACTAGTGACTATCAAGATTATGTTGTAGATAATAATAGAAGATATACAACTGAAACAGTAGATCAAGATAGGTATAAAGTTGTTGATTATGAAATGAGACATTGGCAAGAACATGATCAAAAGTATTGGACAAAATTTAGTATTGGTTCTAAAATGCTTGATTTCTATAATGTTATTCCACTTTCTTATTATGTAATGGAAAAAAATCAAGCTGATGGTGAAGTAAAGTCTTTTAAGCATGCAAATGGTTATATCTATGGTTATTTTAAAAATGATGGTACTCTGTACAAGATTTACAAACCAATGGATAAAGAAAGAAAGTTTACTAAAGTTCAAAACTATATTCAGGGCTCAGAACAACTAACATTTGATAAGAAGTATCTAATAATCACATCTTCCCTAAAAGATTTAATGACACTCAGAAAACTTCAGATAAATGATGTTGAAACATTAGCTCCAGATAGCGAGAACAGTATGCTTCCTGAAACTACCATGTCTAAGTTGATCCGTCAGTATAAAAAGATCTTTGTAATATTTGATAATGATGAACCAGGTATTAAAGCTGCAGAAAGATATTATCTAAAGTATGAGATTCCATATATTATATTGCCTATGGAAAAAGATTTATCTGATTCAGTAGCAAAGCATGGAATTGATGAAGTTAGAAATGTATTATTACCTTTATTAAAACAAGCATTATGAGTTGGATTTATAAAGGTAAGGAGTTTGATGAAACATGTATACCAAACGGTAGTATTGGATTTATTTACCGTATGACTGCAATCATACAGCATCAGTCTGTTGCTTATATTGGTAAGAAGAACTTCTTTGCAAATAGGAAGAAACCCATGGGTAAGAAAGCTTTGGCTCTAACTACAGATAAAAGACTAAAGAAATACACCCGGGAGATTAAACCTGACTTTATGAAATACTTTAGTAGTAATGCAACTCTTAAAGCTGCTCACAAAGAAGGAGTAATAATCAAAAGAGAGATCTTGTTGATATGTTACTCAGCTACAGAATTAACTTACCAAGAAGTAAAGCACCAGTTTAAATATGAAGTGCTTGAGAAAGAAGAATACTTAAATGCCAACATCCTTGGCAGGTTTTACAAAATAAAATAACTATGACAGAAAATGATATGACAGGCCTTCTACTTAAGTTGGCTGACCTTGGTGTAACCGGAATTAAAATATTTTATTCAGGTGGTGGAGACAGTGGTGCTCTTGATGATATTGTATATACAACAGAAGAAATAGGAGATCTTGAAGATATTAACTATTTAGAAAATTATGGTGAAGGTGTTCTTTATTTAGCAGATCTTGATGGAGCTCTTAAGAGTGACATAGAAAACTTTGCAGAAGAACAAATCTTAAATGATATAGAAGATTGGTGGAATAATGATGGTGGCTATGGTGTAATGCTTATTGCTATCCCTTCTGGTAACTATAAGAAATAACACTATCTATATTACTGAATCTGAAGAGTATAATCATAAGGGTAATTTAATATATAAAACTTAAAGAGATGTCTCATCCGTATCAACACGCAGTTTCTAGTTCCCGTAAATGGGGAGGAGAACCAGAGGAGTACATGCATATTCATGAATGGTTTGATGAAACAAAAAAATGGATAGGTCATTCTAAACACAGAATGTTCCGTCACCACAGTGAGGGTATATTTGAATGTGAAAAAACATTTGGTACTTATTTTATAAATTCTGTGGGAAAGAGAGTATATACAAGATATGTTGGAGAACAACATGTAAAAGAGGACTGTAACAATTACATTCCTACCGCAAAAGAATGGGTGGATAATATAAATAAGCCCACAGAATGGATGATTAAAACTTTAAAAATTGAAGACTGATATGATTTTTGACAAAGAAGAAACAAGAAACTTGTTAAACATGCTGCGTTCTGCAGATAAAGAAAATGCTACAGTAGCATTTGATGC